GTAGAGGAAATTTTCTATAATTACTTGTAATATACAGGTATATTATTTCTTGTAAATTTATACATAAAATTACTAAGTGATTAAGAATGCCAGAACCGCAGTCAACTGATACCTCATTATACACAGCAATATATAGTGGGCTGATGTTTATATACGCAGCTATTACTGGACATCAGTATAATAAATTAAATAAATTAGATGATAAAATTGAGAAAGAAAGAGAACGAACAGATGATAAGCATGTATCTACAGAAACTTTTCGTGCTCATATGAACACTATTCAAGCAAATTTAGAAACTATACAAGTAGCCATGACAGCTAATGCCAGGTTTACTGATAGCCAAACCAGAGCTATTGAAAAATTATTTGACACTAAGCAGGATAAACATCCTTAATGCGTATTAAGGTTAATCGGTATAAATCTAATAATAAAGCAACTCTATCTAAAATATATTTAGATGGAGTTTTCTTTTGCTTTGGAGTGGAAGATCAATATCAAAAAGTAAAAATTATGCACGAAACTCGTATCCCTGCTGGAACGTATAATATTAAATTACGTAAAACAGGTGGACTAAATAGTAAATATGCCAGTAAATATGATTTCCATAAAGGGATGTTACATATCCAGAATGTACCTGGATTTACCAATATTTATATACATATTGGCAATACTGATGATCATACTTCTGGTTGCTTAATTGTTGGGCGAGAAAGAGATGAAGATAAACTTACTGTTAGTTTTAGTAAATACGCATATAGTAAGTTATATAAAGCAGTAACAGATGCTGTAATATCTGGATATTTAGATATATCTTTTGAAGATAATGATAGAATACCCTCCCTCCAAGAAGAGCCTGAGAGCCTGACCTCCTCTCAGGCTTCCCACCTTTATTCTAAAGGTACTAAGTAATGAATCTTAGTGCTACTATTCTAAATAAATCCCAGATGCCTAAGCTACGTCCTTTGCCCATGGTAGACGGTGCTCCTCATAGAGAATGGGAATTATTAGAAGATTGGATATTAGATTTTACTACTATAGGTACTAGATTCTTTATACCTAAAGGATTTATATTTAATGGAGCTAGTGTTCCCAGGGTATTTAGTAATATATACCCAGCTACTGGGTATTTGTTTATCGCTGCTTTAATCCATGATTTCTTATATCAGCATGGGTATTATTTAGAAGTCCTCCCGCCAGAAGCAGGAGGAACAACAGATAAAGTAATGGTAACTAAAGCAGAATCTGATCAAATATTTAAAGATATATCTAATTGGTTATACGCAAAGCATTCTATTAAGACAGGAATTGCTAATATAGCTTTAAAAATTGGTGGGTTCTTTTCCTGGAATAAGTATAGAAAAATAGATGGAACTTATGTGCCTGCAGCAGAGTATAAATATTGGGGTAATGATAGTGATGGAATGTACTAATAAAAGGAGCTGGGTATTATGAAGCAAGTTACAAGTAAACATGTACATTTAAACGTGAGTACTGTCTGGGAATTGGGATTTAGTTATGATAGTTGATGGAAATGGCACTAATGCTATAGATATCTCTATAGGGCTAAACTATCATACTGAATAATTATAGTTCAGTATCCCCGTGTATATAGGCTTTTTTAGGATCAGGGTATTTTTCAAATAGATTATCTACAATTTTCTGCAAATATTGTCTATCTAAAGCAACTTGAGACTTAGGAGGACGATCATCTTCACACATATTATTCATTTGAGCATCTCGGAGTACATATAGGCATGCAATAGCTTTAGTTATATGGGATAAACCACTGTCAGGATCAGTATCTTCTCCTTCCCAATAGTCGTTTATATGCCCTATAGCAGCATCATAATAGACACTAGCGCGTACTCCAGCTACTCTATAATTATGACGGCCGTATTTTCTAGCTCCTTCCATCATAGCAACGCTAACTTCTCTGGATACGTTAGCAGGTAGGCTGGAATACAACCTAGGTTTCTTAATACCAACTGCATCTTTAGGATTGGTATCTTTAAATGTTTTATTATTCATTTATATATTTCCTTCTTTTCGAGTTATTAACATGGATTCTACTAAGTTTGACTTTACTGACGATGAATTTATCAAGCTTGCTAATTTAATTCTTAAATTAGATGCTTCTTCAGAAGAAGAGACTGCTGTTATAACTTCTATGGCTGATACACTTGATTTGGGGCTATTAGATAGCCTCGGTATCACGATTTTCTTTATATGGACATCTGAATTATTTGGAATTAAAGAATCTAAAATTGAAGAATTTATGCAAAAAAGAATTTATACTATTCAAGCTATTAAAGATTTTATTATGGTTGAAGCGACCAGGGGATACACACTTGCTGAAGCTGAAGAGTATACCAGAAGATGTTTCTAACGCATACAAATTCTGTATATTCTGAAAAAATAACTTTAATAGATCATGTTACTTACCCCCAATATGGGCATCAAGTGGGTAATGGAGGAGGTCTTGTAGTTTCCCATGGTATTCGCACAATGCCAGAAGAATTAGTTAATTATGTATTGTATGGTAAACATGGGGCTAAAGAGGGAACAGCTAGTTTTATCACTAATTTAACTAAAAAAAGTAATTATAAAGTAGGATTAATACTTGCTGCAGGGGGTAATACCTGGACAGGGTATACTTCAACTATTGTACTTAGTGATAAGTACCCTGCACTTAAAGTACTTGCTATGGGGGGTACTCAGATATACGCGGGGTATATAGCTAATAAAATAGGAAAATTTGATTATATATCTACAGATAGTTCTAGTTGTATTAGTGGACATTCAGCTTGGTACACTGCGAAAAATATGCTAGATTTAGGGCGCTTAGATGCAGTAGTCGTAATTGCTGTAGATAATGGGTTAGCAGAAGAGTATTTGTATATATTTGGAAAACACTCTTTATCTAAACTAGCGGAACAAGAAAATGACCCATTAATTGTTAAATTTAGATTAGGACAAGGGTGTAATATTTCAGTATTTGAATCAGACAAGTCCTCTAACTCTGCTCCTTTAGCTAGAATTACAGATATGTGTATTGCTGCTGAATACCATGATAGTCCTATGGGGATTTCTAAATCAGGAGCTGGGTATTCAAGAGTTATTCAAGCAGTAGATGCTAATAAGATTAATTTCATTAAAACTCATAGTACTTTTTCTACAGATAATAAAATTGAAGATACAATAATTAAACAGAAATTTGGGGATATTAAGACAATTAACTATAAGTTACGTATAGGGCATACTATAGGCCCCTCCACTGCTATAGAGACAGCATTGGCTATACAAGAAGAATCTGGTAAATTTCTTAGTTTAGGTGCTGGTATGGGAAATGTGTTTTCATCTGCTGTAGTGGAGATTTTATAATGGTATTTGAAAATGTGAATGTAATTCAAGAAGGAGAAGCTGCTATATTCTATAAATTTAGTAGGCAGATTAACGGGTATATGATAGCAGCTCTTCTTATTGGTCCTAGTATGCAAGCTAAATTAGACTTCGCTAAAGTATGGAAATATTTCGTAAATGCTGTAGTTCAAGCAGATGATATTTACTGTTCAGTTATTGCTGGAACTGAGAATACTATGTTTAATAGCTATTTAGATTACTATGATACAATAAATGGGCTTAAAATATATAAGGTTGATAACCTTATAAGAGACCAATATAGTAGTTATAGTAAAGCAAGATTAACTAAGCCTATTAGTGAGTAATAAATCCATGGCCGAAGATACAGATACCATTAAAGAAAGAGATACTAAGAAGAAGAGAGAAGATAACCCAGCTGCTGAGTTAGTAGATTGGAATAATCCTCCGTCTCTTGATGATCTTAAAGGGGATTATGATGCAGCTAAACCTTCTCATAATACTCATGTTATAGAAGTAACTGAGTGGCTAGATATATTAAATGCTAAGCAGGTTATTAGATCCAAAACTAATAGGTCTAAACTAGTACCTAAGCTTGTACGTAAGCAGGCTGAATGGAGATATTCAGCGTTATCTGAACCATTCCTGTCTACTGATGATCTGTTTAATACCTCTCCTACTACTTTTGAAGATAAAGAGATTGCTGAACAAAATGGGCTAGTATTAAACTACCAGCTTAATAATAGGGTAGATAAAGTAGCATTTATTGATGAGTATATCCGTACTGCAGTAGATGAGGGTACTGTAATAGTAAAGGTTGGATGGGAGTTTGAAGAAGAGAAACGTACTGTTTTTGAACCTATTATGGAACAACAGATAGGTATAGATGAACAGGGACAACAGGTAGTACAAGAGGTTAAAGTTGGAGAAAAGAAAGTAACGAAAAAAGTTACTATTAAGAATCAACCTGTATTAACGGTATGTGATTTCAATAATATTATATTAGACCCTACTTGCGAGGGAGACTCTGATAAAGCAGAATTTGCTATTTATAGCTTTGAGACTTCATTATCTTCCCTAAAGAAAGATGGTAGATATACTAATTTAGATAAAATTAAGATGGAAGATTCTTCTATTTTATCTGAACCTGATCATAATATTAACTCTAACGATACTAGTTTTACTTTTAAAGATAAAGCTCGTAAGAAGTTTATTGCTAAAGAGTATTGGGGTTATTGGGATATTGATGATACTGGAGAAGTCAAGCCTATTGTAGCTACCTGGATAGGGGATACTATTATTAGGTTAGAAGAGAATCCTCACCCAGATAAGAAGATTCCTTTTGTATTAGTTCAGTATTTACCTAGACGTAAGAATCTATATGGAGAACCTGATGCTGCTCTAATTGAAGACAATCAAAAGATTGTTGGAGCAGTTACCAGAGGAATGATTGATATTATTGGTCGTAGTGCCAATGGACAACAAGGCATTAGAAAAGATGCTTTAGATATTACTAATTCTCGTAAATACATAGCTGGAGATGATTACAAGTTTAATGCAAATGTGGATCCTAGCCAGGCATTCCATATGGATACATATCCAGAGATTCCTAGATCTGCTATAGAAATACTAAATATGCAGAATAATGATGCTGAGGCATTAACAGGAGTTAAAGCATTTAGCCAAGGGATCTCAGGTCAATCTCTAGGTGTTACAGCCACAGGGATACGCTCTGCATTAGATGCTACTTCTAAGAGAGAATTAGGTATCTTAAGAAGACTATCTAATGGCTTAAATAAGATTGGGCGTAAAGTTATCTCTATGAACGCTGAGTTCTTAGATGATGAAGAGATAATCCGTATTACTAACGAGCAATTTGTAGCTATTGATCGTAATGATTTAGGCGGTAAATATGATATTAAATTAAATATTTCTACCGCTGAAGCAGATGAGCAGAAGGGCAGTGAATTGTCATTTATGCTCCAAACCATGGGCAATAATATGCCTCAGGAAATGACTGCTATGATATTGGCAGATATAGCTAAATTACGTAAGATGCCTGATTTAGCTAAGCGTATCTTAGAGTTTAAACCTACTCCTGATCCAATAGCTCAAAAGAGAGTAGAATTGGAAATTGCTTTACTTGAGGCTCAAATTGCTAATGAGCAATCTAAAGCTCAAGAGAATCAGGTAGACATTGGGTTGAAAACTGCTAAGACAGCTACTGAAGAAGCTAAAGCACGACAAATGCATAGTAACTCTGATGTACGTGATTTGGACTTCCTTGAGAAAGAATCAGGAGTTGAGGACTTCAGGAAACAGACTGAAGCTGAGAAACAGCATGAGAGGAATTTACAGCTGAAAGAGCAGGGTAGATTATCTTCTCTTGACAATATAGCATTAAACGAGTTAATTAAAGATGGGTCTAATAATAAGTAAATACATTAACAATTTTAAAGAATAAAGGTCACTAATGAAAGAATCTGATCAAGTACAAATTCAAATTAATGAAGCTAGGCGTATGCAGGAACTCAGAGATAATTGCGGTAAGTTACTTAAAAATACTGCCTTCAAGAAAGTAATCGAAGAAGGTTACTTTAAAGAAGAAGCTGCTAGATTGGTAATGGCTAAGAGCAATCATAATCTTAGCCCTGATCAGCAAGTCAATATTGATAATATGATTTACGGAGTAGGTACACTTGCTAATTATCTAGAGTCTGTAATGAGACGGGGTGCTGAAATGGATACAGCCATTGAGGAATACGAAGAGACCCAAACAGAACTACTGAGTGAGGAACTTTCTAATGCCAAATAATGCCCTAGGGCTATCAGATGAAGATTTCCTAAAAGAGGATCATAGTGCTATATTCGCTGATCCTCCCGCTGAAGATACTACTGAAGTAGAAGATAAAGAACCAGATACTAGTGGAGCACAGGAGCAAACTACTGTTGTTGAAGACACTGACCCAGTAAGTCAACCAGAAGGGGATACCCAGACGGTACTTGAAAAGTCTAGTGATTCAGAAACAGAAGAATCTTCAGTTACTGATAAGAAAGACTCGCCTGACACGACCGGGGATACCCAGGATACAACAGAGTTTAATTATGAAAGTGCTTACAAGAGGGTTACTCAACCTTTCAAAGCCAATGGTACAGATATGCAGGTTAAGGATCCTGAAGATATGATCCGACTTATGCAGATGGGAGCTAATTATCAGAAGAAGATGGCCCAATTAAAGCCTAATCTTAAGATGATTACTATGTTAGAGAAGAATGACTTGTTAGATGAAACCAAGTTAAACAATCTAATTGACCTATCTAAAAAGAATCCTAAGGCTATCTCCAAGCTTATTAAAGAAAGTGGTATTGACCCCTTAGATATTGATGTAGAGAAAGATAACGACTATAAACCTACTAATTATTCTGTTTCGGATAAAGAGTATCAGTTAGATCAGGTACTTGCTGACATCAAAGATACCTCCACTTTTACTAAAACCATTGATGTTTTAACTAAAGAATGGGATACCAAGAGTAAGACACTTATTTCAGATAGTCCTGAGATAATTGGTGTTATTAATACTCATATGGGTAATGGTGTCTATGATAAGGTTAATTCGATACTACAGCAGAATAAAGCTTTAGGTAAACTAGTCGGAGTTTCTGACGTAGAAGCCTATTATCAGATTGCTGAACATCTACATAAAAGTGGTGTTCTAAAAGAACAGCAATCAACTGGTACTACTAAAGAAGCTGAAGAAGACCCAACTAAACTTAAAGCTGATGCTGATCGTGATAAGAAACGAAAGGCTGCAGCCCCGGCAAAGCAAACTGCTGCAAAGACTTTACCTGATACCGAAGGATTTCTAGGGTTATCAGATGAAGAGTTTTTAAAAAAGTATGCTATCCGGTAAACGCATATTTAAAGATAGGAACTAACTAATGGCACAAGTTTATAATTCCCCGGTAGATGGTGGTACAGCATCCAGTATTGGTGCACAGGCACGTACTGATTACTATCATAAGAAAGCGCTTATTGCAGTACGTGATAAGCAATATTTTATGCCTTTGGCAAATGTACGAGCTATGCCAAAGAATATGGGTAAACGCATTAAGCAGGACGTATATGTACCTATGCTTGATGTCTTGAACACTGGCGATCAAGGGCTTAATGCTGCTGGTACTGCTCTTACAGTGGGACAGTGGTCTGGCTGGAATTCCTCTGGAGTTCTTCAGGGTTCTACGTATGCTGACCGAGCTGCTGCTGCTACAGGTGCAGGAGCTGGCGGTGAAGTAGGTCTTAATGACCAGAACATTTATGGATCTTCAAAAGATACGGGAACGATTACTTCTAAAATTCCTGCATTGACTGAAAATGGTGGACGAGTTAACCGAGTAGGTTTTACCCGTACCCAGATTCAGGCAGATTTGTATAAACGTGGTATCTTCACGGAATACACCCAGGAGTCTCTGGATTTTGATTCTGATGAAGAGTTGCTGTCTCATATTACTGAAGAGTGCCTTGTAGGTGCTCATGAGTTGACTGAGGCAGAGTTGCAAGCAGATTTGATCACCAATGCAACTGCTAATGGTACTGCCTACTTTATGGGTGGAACGACTAAATTGACAGTTGATGAAGTTGTTACCTATACCGACTTGATGAATCTTTCTATTGCCCTGGATAATAACAAGACTCCTAAGCATACAACGATTATCAAGGGTTCCCGTATGATTGATACGAAAACCATTAATGGTGGACGTATTATGTATGTAGGATCAGAATTGATCCCGGTACTAAAAGCTATGGTTGATCTTCATAGTAATCCTGCATTTGTATCTGTAGAGAAGTATGCAGATGCTGGTAATATTATGAATGGAGAAATTGGTTCTATTGACCAATTTCGCATTATTGTTGTTCCTGAGATGCAGTTTGATGAAAATGGTGGAGCTGCTGCTGCTGATACTGCAGGTACGGGTGACAATGGTGCAGATATTTACCCAATGCTGGTAGTAGGAGATGGAGCATTTACTACTATTGGTTTCCAGACTGATGGTAAATCTGTTAAGTTTACCATTAATCATAAGAAACCTGGTATGGAACAGGCTACTACGGCTGATCCTTACGGTGAGACTGGGTTCTACTCAATCAAATGGTATTACGGATTCTTGGCATTGCGCCCAGAACGCCTTGGCATTATTTGGACTGCTCTTGTTGCAGTATAACTAACACTCTCCCAGGGGCTTAATAGCTCCTGGGAGTTCTTATTTATTTATCTAAGGAGTACCAATTGTGGACGAATTTACACCTATTGAAGATATGACTGATGAAGATATTAGAATTGAGTTATCAGATCATGGAGTAACTCTACATCATAAGACTGGGTCACAGAAATTAGCAGAAACCCTTGCTAAAGTACGCGAGGGAGACTATAAAGAAGAGCCTGTTCAAGTAGCTACTCCAGTAGCTCCTGAGCCTATTAAATATACCGAGCCTACTCCAACTGCTAAAAAAGCTGCTGCAGATAGTAAAGTACTTACTAAACAACAACGTGCATTAAGAATGCAACGTATCATGGTCGTACCTAATGATCCTCTTATGAGTAAATATAACGGACTTATTTTTACTGTAGGTAGTTCTTCTGTTAATAACGGCCGTATGGTTAAAAAATATGTACCATTTAATAACGAAGAAGGTTGGCATGTTCCCCAAATTATTATTGATCAGATTGAAGCTGCTAAGATGCAGAAGTTTAAAGAAACTACACTCCCTAATGGGCAGAAAACAATGACTCCTTATATGGCTAAAAAGTTTAATGTTCATTATATGGACGCATTAACTAAAGTTGAAATGGAGACATTGGCTGCAGCTCAGAAGGCTAGAGGGAGCTTTCAGTAATGCCATTAACTATTGCCAACGTAACCAATAATTCCGTAATAGCTAGCGATAATACCGTAACAGGTGATGGTATATTCGATGACTTGATGGAGACAGTTAACAGGCATCTAGAAGCTCAACACAATCTAAATAGAATTACCAGTGTTGACTATGCAAATGTATATCTAGGTGCTTTACAAACTACTCTGCAACAAGCTGTAGGATATGTATTAGGTCAAGAAAAAACTAATGCTGATGTTAGTTTAACTACAGCGCAGGAAACACTTGCTGCAGCCCAAACAGCTCTTATAACTCAGCAAGTATTGACTGAAATACAGCATACTATTAAAGTAACTAAAGATGTAATTGTATCTACTAATCAGGGTACTCTGTTAGCTAATCAGGCTCTTTCAGAAGTAGCTAATGAGCTATTAATAGATGCTAATAAACTTCTAGTTGATAATAAAGCAGCTACTGAATTAGCTCAAGAGCTGCAAATAGATGCTCAGACCGCTCTATTAGGAGTACAAGCAACCAGTATAGTTGATAAAACTGCTGCTGAAGTTAGTATATTAGGGCAGAAAGAGATTACTGAATTTGCTCAAACTGGGCAGACTACTAAAACTCCTGCAACATCTACAAGTATAATGGGTGCTCAATCTAATCTATCTATACAACAAGCTAAAGGATTCAAATGGAATGCAGATCAGAAATATCTCAAAACTATATTAGATGCCTGGAGTATTAATGTATCTACTGCAGGGGTAGCTGCTACTGGAGTAACTGCTATTAATGAAGTTGGTACAAATAATCTTAATGACAGAATTGACGCTGCTGAACCTACCGGATAAATATGGGATTTATTGCAGATATTTTCACTTCTATATTAAATATAATTGTAGCTATAATTGAGATTCAGACCTGGATAGTTGAACAGATAATGGATTTCATTCTAGAAATTTTAGGCTTTGGGCCTCAAACTTTAGAATATTATCATGTTCAAAATATCCCTTTATTTGAAGATCCTGATACCAATAATCCTATAGCTTTAAGTGTTCTTAATAGTGTAATAACAGGTAGAGATATAACCTCTGAATTGTTATACGGTATTACTTTCCGTAGTGGGAAAAAAAGTATCAGAGATTTCATGAAATTTATTGAAGATGGGAACTACTTTACAGGGTTTCCCTCAATAGAATCCATGATTCTTGTAATAGATAACGTAGAAGTAGATGCTGTTTTAACTACTCTTGAAGGTGCTCCTTGTACCATTGAGACTTCTACAATACGAACTTTAGATAATGCTTTTTGGGTAAAATATTGGTTACAAGAAAATAAAGTATATGATGTAGGTGCCAACGAATTAGACGAAGGAACTCCTGCTACAGCTACTACTTCTCCAGGTACTCCTGCAGCTACTGGGGTAACTACGACTCCTTCTACTAATCACTTTAATATAGATATTACGGATGAAGTAGTTACCTCAGATAGCATGGCAGTTAATGGTATCTGGGAAGTAGATTTTGGCAATATCATATATAATTCAGGTCCAGATACTTATACAATAACAGTATTTAACGCTAATATTACTAAACAGTTATCTTATACTGCTCCTACCAAACCTCTACAGTTACATTATATAGTTACATATTATATAGATTATGATCCTACTCGTGTTTATCTATTTATATATAAAGCAGGATCAGGAACTTATCCTACGTTGGATACAATAGAAAGCCCTATTGATATAGTTGGTAGTACTATCCAGGCACTACCTGCTATCCCATTAAGAATAAGTAACTCTAATTACACTACTTTTGGGGCAACTAAAGCTGCTCAAATTGAAGATATATGTGAAATTCTTGAACTAGATGCAGAAGCTATTTTAGATGGGGTATTAACAGATAGTGGGTTAGCCCCTGGAGATGTAGATAATGTATATATTAATTTTGGGGTAAGAATGTGGGATACCTCTCAAACTGGTATGAAGTATCTGTTTAATATGTGTGAAAACATATTCCCTAGTCAGGGTAGTAC